AATTGGCATAAGCGAGCTTTGATGCAGCCTCAGATTGTGCTGTGATAGGCGCATATTCAGCCTTTATAGCATTCGTTTTAGCTTCGGAAATATCATTATAAAGTCTATTACTCCCGCGCAAAGCAGTAACTAACGGGCCACCTGCTTCCATGTCTGCTAGAAATTTTGGTAATGGTAATGCCATAACTTATCCCTTAAAATCCAAAATAATTACCTGCTAGTCCAAGGCCACCACCTATTGTGTTCCAGAAATCCTGATTTCTTCCCCCACGACTTCCCGCTGCCCCTTCACCCATTAACTGTCCATAATTGCCGTACAAGCTACTCAATTGATTCGCAGAATTTTGACCGCCTTGAACTAAATTATTTAATCCGCCACCATATTGAGTATTTACGCCTAAAACATTCTGCAACCATGAGTTCATATCGCCGCTAGAGATGCTTTGAGCGTTTTGTTGTGCTTGCATTTGCAGGGGGGTAGATCCTGAGAGGCCATTAGCCGAACCAAAATTATTAGCTGCTCTCATGCCTTGTTCTTGCTGGAACTTGGCAAATGGTGATTCTTGATAGCCACCCATTAGATTATTAATGAAAGCGCTAGGGTCTTTCATCTTGCTAAGCCAATCCTGAAATTGAGGAATTGCACCAGTTCCTGCATTATAAAAAGGATTCTGGGCTTCTCGGGCTTTGCCCATGTATTTCTCATATTCTTTCATGGCGTCATCATAAGGCGACCCTGAATCGCCAAACAAACCACCCAGGAATGTTCCTAGGTTGCTACCAAAGCCGCCGCCAAAGCCTGAGCTTCCAACACTACCACCGGCTCCAGCATTGCTTCCTGCAAATGCACCGCGTCCATTCATTGCACCATATCCTTATGGTTAAAACGATGTCCAAACACCCGCTTTTAAGTATTGGGCACTGTCGATAGTAGTATTATATATCATTTGTCCATTCTGCGGCGATAGCAGCGCATCACGTTGAGATGTCGTCACTTGTGGTAAAAGAATGCCACCCTGCGTCAAATAAGCGATCAAATTTTGGTAAAAATATGATAGTGCGCCTATCCAAACATTAGACATGTTCAATGATCCTTTCTGAACAAGATCATCGTAGAATGGGAACTCATCAAAATCATTAGCCATCTTATTACTCCGGCAATATTTCAAATGCCCATGACGCACCCAAAATAATAATGGGAATGGGATCATAAAATTCTACTTTCACAACAAAACCTTGTCCCCGCGGAATGACGCCTAATTGGCGCCATAAGGTACGAAAAGAACGCTGTCCTACGAGCCCCATGGGCGCTTTAATGATATAACCGTAGGTTTGTCCACCGTCTTTCGATATAGATAGATAAACAAAAGGACTCAAGGGGCTCGCTAGGATCAATGATTGCTCTGTTATGATGTCATCACCATCTTCTGTCGTAATATCGAACAAATTTTCAGTTTCTAAATTTATTTCGAAAGATTGATTGTTCAGTTCAAAAATATTTCCCTGTAATAAGTCGATCTGAAATCTATCAATTCTAGTGCGTTGATATCCTGGCGGTGTGACCGGGCGGGAAATTCTCATGCGCCTAATAGCTTCACCATCATTTGTAAAGGTGGCACGATCTAAGATATACATCGTCGGTGAGTTATAACTACCTACGTAGTTTTTACCATTAAAATAGGCTAATGTTTGAGCAGGATGTCTATTGCCATTCAAAACCTCTTCTTCATGCCAGAGTTTACGCTCCTCCTGCTGTGGATCACTCAATGTTACGTTATAGATAAATGTGTGATTTGCAGCCGTAAAGTTCATACGATAAAAGATTAGGCCATTCTCTTTAATGAGATAGGCCATACAATCGCCTAATTGTTGCAAGGAATCGTATTGAGCATAGACAGCATCTAACGCATGATTGCTAATTGAGACAGCCTGAGAGCCATTGACTTGCATGACTGGCCCTAATCCATCTCGGGTTTGTGATAGAAAGCACATAATATCGAAGCTTACAGAGATACTTCCGAGGCACGGTGTACCATATTCTAAAAGCAAAGAATTATTACGTCTGAACGGCAAATTCGTGCCAATACCCGCGTTTTCCCATACCTCAGTAAAAAATTGACTGAATAGAAAAAGGCGTCTATGAAGCGTTCGGCAAGCAACAATCGTCCCAGGATGGGTCGTTATAGAACCTTGTTGCAACTGGCCGCTATTTGTGACGAATATAGGAGCTGTGCCAGTCGTTGAAAATGTAATGGCTGCGCCGCCATCAGTAGCAGAAATAGTGAAAGTCGTGGCATTAACAATACTTTTAACATAATAAGTATCAGTCTTAGTAATTGGCGGTGTTCCTATAGGCAAAGTTCCGCTACCATTAAAAGTAATTGGAGTGCCTATTTGATAATTTAATGTTGTTCCTGTACTTAAAACTAAATTAGGCGATCCACCACTTGTGGCAACAAAAGCATTTCCGGTACCTGTAGTGAAATCTGGCCCCCACACCAATCCTTGATTAAACATCGATAATTGAAAATTGTTAGTATTACCGTTAGCAACGATAAAAAATCCATCTAAATAGGTCACATCGATAGGTTGGGCAGGGAATGAAGTATCGGTAATCATCACAAAAGTGTCGGCGGTTTCATCCCATATATATCCTTTGGCACCGTCTACAAAAATGACTTGGAACGTATTAGCATCAATCCCCACATAACCTGTAGTCGTAGTAAGAGAGCCTAGGAATGATATGGCACCTATAGAGCTGATTTTATATACTCTATCACCAATGACATGGTATTCATCGCCGCTGAATGTGAATTGGGCTCTAAATCCGCCCGTCGCCCCAACGAATGTAAAATTAGTATTAAGAAGTCCAGAAGTATTAATAAGTGATTTTGGCTTTTTACCTAGGGGATCTATGTATTCAAAAACATTAACCGAACGTTCTACATCAATCGTCGTAAAACGTTGGTTATTGAAGCTACCAACGATGTTAAAATCTTCGGAGGCGGACATGGTCTAATAACTCAATATATTGGGCCAATAGAATGGCTCTGGCGCAGTGATAATGACGGACGGCCTTATTGTTATATCCGTTTCATTAGAATTTTTAAGAGCGGTATAATAATCGTTATATTCATCTTCATTCTGTTGAGGCCAGTTTCCAGAAGGATAGTAGGATAAAAACTTACGTCCTAATGCATATTTCAAAAACCCATAATAGTTTGGTGGCAATTCACCTAAACTCTGTTGCTGAATCAATTCATTGATCATTCCCTTAACTTGAATCTGGAATGGGTAAGGTTGATCGGGCACAGGATAAACAGTAATGAAACTTTCATAAGGTTGCTTATCTAAAAAGATAAATCCAGGTCGGGACAACAAATTATTTTGCCGCACTACACCATAATATTCAGCCTTATTAATAATTCTCATGGGATAAACAAGATTTGTGGTTATATCGTTGAGTACTCCTTGATATGCCGTAATGACATTAATAGGAATACCATTGCTCGTTAAAATCAGAGGAATGCCCGACAAAGCATTTTCTTCGGTATAGGCTAAATAAATAGTAGTCGCATCTACTAGAATAGTATAATAAGTCGTTCCAGCCACCAAAGGACTTGGAATAGTACCAAAAGAAGAAATAGTAACCGGTGTCCCGGTGGGAAAGGCTGAAGTTGATCCGAATGTTAAAAGATTAGTGCTAATGCTTGCGGTAAAGTTAAATGATATTGGATTTGAAAATTGATTTGTTCCTGTTCCAGGAACTTCATAATTTGCAAAACTTAAATCAACAATTCTGTCGGCTGTGATATCCGTGCCAACAATAATATCTGAAATAGAATAAGTATGTTTTCCAACAATGAAACGATGCCTTAAGGTAGTAAGGTAAGGAATGTAAATGCTATCAGAGGAAAATTTGTCTAGGAGTTCATTAATTAAATCAAGCCCTGTTGATAACATGAAAGCATCGGGGGTTTCTCCAACCCCCAATTCTCCCAAAAGATACAGAGCATTGATAATAACGTCATTTGTCGTCCGGACAATTTGTGGCATGGAAATTCCTTTTCCATTAAATAGCTAAAGTTAAAATATATGTCTTTAACTATCGTCTCTTTGTCCACCTTTGACAGGGAATGCTACTTTATCAAGTCCAGCCGTTAACTTAACTGCCATTTCTTGAGCGTGCATACCGTCATTGCACATATAGGCGTTAAATTCCATTGATTCGGCTTTCATTTTAGGTGGCTTTCCGCCATGTCGAGATTGTTCAGCTTGAACTTTTTTAACAAATGCATTATTTGCACTATGCTCTGATTCAAATCTCTTTTGTCGGGTATTCTGCATTGCTGCGTCTTTGCCTGGTGTATTGTCGTATCGGCTTTTCATTTTTAACTTCCTTCTTCAAAATATCTTTTGGATGTCTAAACCATTGACCTGATGCCACCAGTTTTTCTCTTTCTTCTAACGTTACGACTCTCATGCCGTCTGTTGGATGATAGATACAAGCTAATGGCATTTTATATTTCCTTTATGACAATAATTTAGTTACATATTGTCCATGCCATGCAAAACCACATAGGATGTCAATACGCATTAAGTTTTGATATCCAAGAATGTCACCGGTTTGCGTAACGGCAAGTGATAATCCAGTTTCAGGATCTATTGCGACGCTGGCATAAGGAACTTGCAATTTATAAAGAGGAGGGCAAACAATATCTAACCCTCGAGCAGGATAAGCGACATTGATATTATAACTAGGAACCATGGTCACTACCGCTGTATCAGGAATAGGATTGCTAACATTTTGCAAAGGATTAGCAGTATCACTGATAATCACTGGCAATACAGTTATGGTAACAGCGCCACCACCACTTGAATTTGCCGCTTGCTGAACAACAAATTGCATATCCTGGCCTGTTGATTTTCGTGATAAAGGATTGACACTAGAAACACCAGCAATAGAAATCAAATCACCTGGCAAAAAGTAATTTGTTACCGTTCCTGTCGCCCCTGCCAAAACAATAACATTACCAGAAGATACCGCACCATTAACGGTTAATGTATCTGCTTGATGCAATGTTGGGCCAGCACCAGCAATGTGACGTGTAATATTCTGAGATTGAAAAATATCAAAATAAGACAAATGACCAATCGCCGATTGACGAACAATATCTTCATTGAAAACAGGCGTAAAATTATTTAGTAATGCGCTCTTTAAAGATGATCCATCTCTAACGGTCATTGCAAGATATGCATCGCTTGAAATGTTAACACCCTGTTCAAGTAATTTTGCACCAGCTAAATCAACAGTCTGAAAACTGTTAATAGGTGTTCCGGCAGTTCCAGTATAAAAATAAACGGATGTTTCAGCGGCTGCGCAAATATCTACTTCCATCTGCGAAATGATATTTTGAATGGCAGGTTGAATAAACATTCTAGAGAAGTCTTCAATTCGCAAAGATAAATCTTGGATAGTATAGGCAATCAATGCGTGGTATTGATGCGCAACAGTAATATTTTCTACAGTTTCGATAATGCTTTGTGGAACTGCCGTAGAACCATCACCAATTACAAAGTTATTTTGTCGGCGTACTTGTAATGTGTCGCCAATTTTATAACCTGAATTTTGGAAATCGTCCTGATAAATTCTTGAGCCCGTCATAATGAAGGGTGCATTGTTTGCGAACATTGCGAGTGCGGTATTAGAAACTAATTGCGTAGTAATAAATTGATTAGGCATCGTTCCAGCTCCATCCATGGTTTAAGAAAAATCATTTAGGGCTGAAACTAATTTCCTTATTTCCAGCCCGTCTTCATACGTCTACGTAATTCGCTGACAGGTGTTTTGTCAGTAACGTCGCGTGAATTGGTAACTGGATTGCTTTTGATATTCCCAAGGGGACGTGATGGATTGCTTGAACCTTTTTGCTCGCCACCACTTATCAAAGCATGAGACAGTTTTACCATTTCACTTGCTTGATCTAATGGGTGGAGATTCGCAATACGTTTAAGCTCTTCTGGATTTTTTCCCAACTTATATAAGACTTCACCTGCGCTTCCTGCGCCTGTGCGTGGTAGTAGCATTGCTGCGGTAGCCATGTGGGTAGTAAAGGGTGCATCTTCACCTTTCACTACTTCATCAAAGTCGTCGTACTTGTCAGACATTTTATCAAGATGCTTATGCATATCTTGATGTTGCTTCTGAACATGTGCAGCGCCTTTTGCTTCCTCAGCCTTGCGCCCTTCAGCTTCCTTTGCTTGAAGCGCATAGCTTACTGCACTGCGGATCGTCTCATCTACGTTTCCAGCGTCTCAGCATTCCGCGTACGG